AAATCCATCTAATGGATCCGGGCATCGCTTCACCTTCGAAACAAGAGCTTTGATTTCTTGTCTTTGAAGGTCTGAGTTGAAGCGAGTTGGTGGATAATGGGTGCTGAATCCATATCGACCAAGAAGGCCACTATCGTCCTTAGTTTGCACTAAGGGGCCTACAATACTTTCCACTGCATTGTAGACCTTCTCAGCAGTCTTCCGCAAGCCAACAGCTTCAAGCTGTCGGGCTGTGGATACTGATGAGACGATAGCGTTAACGTCACGTCTGCTTATTGGTAGATCTCTACGCAAGTAAATCGGTTTAACCGATTTACCATTGTAGAAATCACCTCCACAAGATTCTCTAAAGAAACCTTTAGAGAAGCTCTTATGGTGGTTCACCTTAAGTCCCATGGACTTAAGTCCCCAATAAGCACTCTGCACCTGTTCTACCGGGATCACTATATCATCCCCGTAGACATACACTCTTCTACTCTCGTTATAGACAGTAGAGGGTGTTACAGGCAAGCCTAAACTGTATATCCTAGCCGAAACTATGGTCACAAAGAAGACCAAAGCTTCAACTGGGAAACATACAGCTGAGCCCATAGACGCAAACTTCCTCAATGGTATTACGTCGCCATTAGGGAGTTTTGCATACTGCGATCTACTTGCGTCGAGCAAACCCCAAAGAATGGGATCTACCCGAAACAGGCGTTTTGCAGTAGAATAAGACACTCTATCTGAGGCTTCGGATAAGTCAATGGTTGACAAATCTCGAGTCACAGAGGAGAGCCGAGCTAAGCCTTGATTCACGGACTGATCTGTGAAGTTTACACGACCAGCTGTGTATCTCGACTTACCCTCAATGCGAGGGACGAGCCATGCCATGAGGGCCTGCTGCATATATTGATTATGCAGAGGTTCGATAGCAATGATTCGCGGCGTCTTAAGCGTCTTGGGTACGAGGGTCACTTTACAAGGTGGCTCCCGTAAGTGAGCGTGAATTGCTGTTGATGCATAAGCATCAACCGACTCTGAAGATGGATATATTCCGAATTCAGAAATCGGAGCGACTTCTTCAAGTCGCTCAGTCCAGTCGAGGTTTAACCATTTCTGGTTACCCCTCTTCCGCTCGACAACAACTCCAGGACCATGCTTTGGAACAAGTTCCTCATACATGGTATTGGACACAAAGGAGCTAACGATTATGTCAGCTACTTTCCCAAACGTCTCGTGAAAACGATCCGTATGGTTGTAGTCGAGAATGTCACGTTCACACTCAAGATAGGATATGATGGCACGTTCTTGACGTTCTTCCGAACAGTCACGTACAATCTTCTTTGCAAAAAGGCAGATCTGCCTAATCGCAAATATAGATTGAGAACGTACTTCATCGTGTTGCCTATCTAAAAGCGTGCCTTGCTTACTAAACACATTGAACATGTGCCCCTGCAGAAAAGCAGGAACGCAAGCCCCTTTCGCGCGGGTGAAACCGCGAAAAGAGGCAGGGTCAATCCTACCATCTTCAAGACTTCTTTCGAAGTCAGAACAGAAGGCAGGAAGAGTGATAGTGAAGAAGCTATCACCCTCGTGTTTAGATCTTCTTAGGACAGTTTCTAAGTCCTTTGAAGAGTCGGTGCAGCCGCTTCTTCCAGGATTCAAATCCTGGAGAAGTGAAGTGAAAAGCTCAGCTAGGCTATTCATAGTCCCGTACTCCTGTATGGTGGCTATCCTAGTCTATCCGAACCGAAGTAAAGCTACGAGACTTAAGTCTCGCCGCCAATGATCTTGTCGAGGTTTCCTGAAGTCAGGTAACCCGTCAAGGCAAGGGCGAGATTCCGCGCTTCCGTCGCAGTAGTTCCGATGGGATTGTAGTCCACCGACAAGGTGCACACAGCCCCAGTGAGAACATTCTGAGCCGGAATAACGGGATCAGTGGCGTAAGCATCACGTTGCAACCGGGCAAAGTACCGGTTGCGTCTCGCCAAGGTATGACCGATACGTAAAAGGTACGTAGCGGTAGTACCATCGAGGAGACGATACTCCGAAGAGTCAACGCCAGAACCACTTCGCGCAAGCGATTTGGCTACGGCGTTATACGTGAGGCTAATTGGTTCGGATAGCATGAGCAGTTCCTTCAGTGGTTCCGCAGCC